CTACACGGGTCTCATTGTTGACAACTCCGCTGCTGCCAACGCCATCATAAACACTGTGCCAACAGGCACCCTTCAGGCCAACAAGTTGGAGGTCGGTGACGACGCCTACAACGCCACCACCTGGGACGGCAACCTCTCGGCGCCGACCAAAAACGCCCTCCGCGACAAAATCGTTGCCCTCGAGGCAACTATCCCGGCCGCAGGGTCAGTGGCCACCGACGCCATCTTCGATGCCAAAGGCGACCTTGCTGTGGGCACCGGGGCCAATACCGCCGCCAAGCTAACCGCGGGCACCAACGGCCACGTCCTCACCGCTGACTCCGCCGAGGCCACCGGCGTCAAATGGGCCGCTAGCGCCGCCGGTGGGGCCACCGCCAAGGGCTATCTCACCTCCAACCAACCGACTACCTCCACCACGGCGGTCAACATCACCGGCATGGCCTTTGCCATCGCTGCTGGCGAGGTCTGGTCGTTCCAGTTCTCTATGCTCCTGACCAATGCTGCTGGGGCGGACACCAGATTCGCCCTCGATGTTCCCACTGCCGCGACGGTCGGCGCCCAGGCCCGCGGTTCCTCCTCCAGCAGGGAAATCACTGCCGATGCGACACTGACCCTGGGCACAGTTAATACTGCCAGCGGTTCAGTCTTCATCACGGGGCTGGTGTCCAACGGGGTTAATGCCGGGACCGTCCAGTTGATGTTTGCCTCCACCAGCGGTGCCTCCACCACCATCGTTGGCACGGGATCGTATTTTACGGCCACCAAGATGAACTGAAAACGCAAGCCATCCACACTATGACCTATGCGGCGACTTCCAGAAGTGACCAACTTAATCAGCCCGCCTGGCGTTGTCGTCGTCGGGGGAGCGGAGGAAGAGCAGATTGTCTCGGTGACCGGGGATCTTGCCACCGTGCTGCTCGATGGGGTCGCTTCCTACTGGGTTGTGTGGAGCAGTGCGCCGTACAGCGGGACCATGAGCGGCATCTTTTCGCCGGCTGTTACCGATGGCATCGCCTCCATGATTATTTCTGGGGTCAGTTTTTCCTGGGCTGTTACGCCCACCGATCCGGGGATCGGGACAACGGCAATGGTCACGGTGTTGGGCGGCATTGGTAGCTTCACCCTCTCCGCAGTCGATTACAGCTTTCCGATCTTTCCATTCTTACCATGAGCAGCACAGGAGATGTAGTCCTCCCGCAACGGGATACGTTGACGACATTCGCACCGCGGACGATTCCAGCGGTTCCGGGTAACATTTTCGGGTTCGACGGCGCTGGCTTGCTTGTGGGGTTGACGCCACCGACCCCGCCAACGCCACCGCTACCCGCAGGTTCGCCTGGCTCAGCCGGCCTGACATTCGCCACGATTGCTGAGTTGAAGGCGGCGATCGTCGCCGGGTTGGTGGATGGCGCGCAGGCGAGTGTGGCAGGCTACTACGCGGTGGGGGATGGTGGCGGGGGAGACTTTTGGTTTGATGGGGACTCGGTGGTGGCGGACAACGGCGGGACGGTGATCGCACCAACGAGCGGCAGCGGACGGTGGCTGCGGGTTGTTGAGGGTTCGGTTTCCCTTAAATGGTTCGGTGCCCGTGGCAATGGCTCCACTAACGACACTGCGGCAGTTCAAGCCGCCATCAACTCCGGCTATTCACTCGATCTTGTTGGTGCCTCCTATGCCGTCAGCGCCCTGACCCAATCCCTGCACAACCAGTGTTTCACCAGTTCCAACGGCATCGGCACTTTCATCAAAAACGCCAACGGACCCATTCTCACTTCCACAGGAGACTTTGTCCAACTCCAGAACATCAAGTTCCACGGCGAGGGGTTCACGGGTGACAATGTCGCCTTCTCCGGTCTCTCCTGTGCTCTGATCAACTGCGGATCGCAACTCGCCGCTGGTCGCGCTGTTAAGGCCACCGGCTCTCATTTCCAGATCCTCGGCACCTGCGGCATTTATCACACATCGGACGCGACACTGACCGGCTACGACATCGAGATCGGCATTGCAGGGACGGGCACACTTTACCACCAACTAGAGGGGATCTATACGAGTCAAGCTACAGGCGGCATCCTTCTGATCGATACGGGTGCGCATTGTCTTAGCGGTGGCCAATTCGGCAAGCTGACCATTCAAAAGGGAACTGGTGCCGGTGGTGCTAACGGTGGCATTACCAAGGGATGCCGGATTCTCGGCGACGTGTTTGTCGGACTCTCCAACGCCAACTTCACCGGCAACCAATTCGGAATCGTTGACATCGTCTTCGATACCATCACCGGCGGCTGCACCTTCGATGCCTCAAACCAGCTTGCCGTAGGGGCCACGGTAGTGAACAATGGTGGCGCATCAAATTACATCCAGAGAAATGACCCGATCGGTGGTTATCAGCAAATCCGATACGGTGAAGATGGCGAGAATGCTGTCGTCAAAGTCCACCTGCCACTAGGGGAGTTCCAGTTTCCATCTCTGGTTGCCGATTCTTTGGTTGCTCCTGTGATCGCAGGCGGAACCACTACTACCTCAGACCTCACCCTCAAGCCGACCACGGGTGCCGGGACTACCGGGGCCGACATGCACCTGTGCGTCGGCACGAATGGGGCCACCGAGGTAATGACCATTCTGAATGCTGGTACGGTAGGCATCGGAAATGTCGGACCACATGGCGCTGCGTTGACTATTTCGGAGACCGGCGGCACTCGCTACGGACTCCATGTAGCTAAAGCCGGTTCCAGCTTCGATGCCGCCCTCATCTCCAACAGCGGAACAACCAAGGCCTCCCTCATTCTGGTGGCGAGCGGCGGCACGGGTGCCCGTGCTCTCCAGGTTGATCTTCAAAATGCCACTGCAATCGGTCTTCGCGTCAAGGGATGGACAGCCCACACGGGAAACCTTTTGGAGTGCCGCGATGTCAGTGATGCCCTTTTGGCTCTTATCAACGCGGCAGGAAGTGTCGAGGTTTCCACTGTGGGTCAGGGATTCATCCTTAAATCTCCCGACGGCACTCGATATCGGATACAGGTCGCCAATGGCGGGGCGCTGTCCGCCACACCGGCATAACACAAATGAGCATCATCACTCTCATCCTCACCCTCGCCGTCATTGGCTTCTTACTTTGGCTTCTACTCACGTACGTGCCAATGCCCCAGCCGTTCCCCAAGATCATCGTTGGGGTCGCCGTCGTCGCTGTCATCCTCTGGTTGCTGTACGGATTCGGTTTGTTGGGTGCTGGCCCTAAGCTCAACTTTCGCGGATGAAGATCGCCCTGATCATCCTGGCGCTTGCGCTGGCGGGGTGCAGCACGCTCGACCGTGCGGACGATCCGATCGATCGCGCCATCGGCGAGTTCATCGCCGGGGAGATTTCCAGCCGATGAAGTACCTCCTTCCAGTGCTGATGCTGCCTGCGTGCCAGACTGGAAGGACCTTGACCTTGCCGAGCGGAGCTTCATATGCCGACCGCGGTCACCTTGCCGGGAACACGACGGTGGTGATCACCCGCGACGGCACGGCAATCCTCCACAACAAAATGAATCAGCCGTTTCAGGATGCGATGCAACTGATCGGCGCGGCTCTGGTCGCCAAGAGCGGCGAGAACGTCGCGGAGGCCGGGATCGCCGCCTCCAAGGCGACTGACATTGCCGCAACACGGGCGGGCGTGACCAAGGCAGGATTCAAGGTCGACGTCGAAAAACTCCGCCTCGCCAAGGAGTTGGAAGAGTTCCGCCTTCTGCATCCGGCTCAGTTGCCGGTCACCCCATGAAAAATGGAAACTTTCAGTCTCTCATCACTGTGGTCGTGGCTGTCTTCTCGGTGGGAGTGCTGTGGCAGCGCATTTCGTCGAATGCTGCGGCGATGCGCGAGTCGATGGAGGAGATCAAAATCGAGCAGCGAGCAATCAGAGAAGACCTTCAGGAAGTTCTGAAATCCCTACCCAAGCCATGATCAATATCACCATCCCACAAGGCGAAATTCTCACCGAGATTGAGGGCGTCGAGGTTTATTGGAGTGGCATCTTCATGTCCTACACGGCGAAGATGTCGATCGACGGGGATGGAGGCTACCGCACCTACCATGAGAACGACGACGTGGCTCTCGACTACCTCGCCAACGCCGGTTACCCAGGCAACTGGTGGGGAGTGGCGACAGATACTGGTGAGGGCGACGGGGACCCGGTCTACCAGAAGTCTTCCGATCCTTGCCCCGGCTACTTCGTTTCTCCCACCGCCTACGAGCATACGGACTACGCCCACACCGATCCGCGTCGCTACCTCGATTCCGAATCCGTCATATTCTCTGTCACCCCTCCTCAACTACGCCAACTGGTCGGACCAGTCGTCCTCGGGTGTCGGGTGCGGATGGAGAACCTGGAAAACGGGCTGGTAGCCTGGGGGCTGGTCGGAGATGTCGGCCCGAAGGACAAGCTGGGGGAGGCGTCGATCGCGGCGGCGGAGGTGCTGGGCATCCCGTCTTCACCAAAGAATGGCGGCACCAGTGAGCGGAAGATTCTCTATACCCTGATTCCGGGATTGAAGGTGCCTGGCTATGAACTGAAGCCGGCATGAGCGATCCTGTAATCATCACTGTCTCGGGCGAGGCGCCGGATTCTTTGGTGACCGAGCAGGAGTACGCCGAGCGCGCAGCGGCCCGGCCGCCGGTCAGTGTTGATGAAAGCCCGTTCGCCATGGTGGACACGGAGGCGCAGTTTGATGCCGCTCTGGCCTCGGGCCGCTCGATGGTGCTGCGCGGCGAAGGCTCGGGCGGCGTCATCCCGCTGACGACGCCGAAGGTGGTCACCGGCCGGTATACTGAGATCAAGAGTGACGCTGGGGCGGCTCTCAGTTTCACCCTCGACCTGAACCTTCCAGCCTACCTGCTGCGCGGCATCACGGTCCATGCCGACGATGTCACGTTTAGGAATTTCGAACTCACCAGCACCCACCCTGTCGCCTCGAATCCCTGCTATGGGATTGCTTTTTCCGAGGGGAACGAAAACCACGGGCACAGGATGAAGGTGCTCGATATGCACATTCACAACTGGCGCAGATGCATCTCGAAGGACGGAAGCCTCATCACGACTCCGCACGAGGACATTCTGATAAGCCGGGTTTACTGCCATACGTTCAACGAAATCGGTGCGGCCCTGAACTTTGGATTTACCCGGCTCACCGCCCGTGACAGCCGGTTCATTGGAAGGGTTGGTGGGGCGACTCATCAAACCCACAACGGTGTCTGGGGCGGGAGCAACTGGCGCGACTGCGTCTGGGAGAACTGCCTTTTTGCGGATGTGAGCCGGATCGGGATCGAGGCGACGATCGCGAACTACGATTACTACCACGAGCGGACCCAGTTTGTCCGGTGCGTTTCCCGGAACTGCGGGAGCATGGGTTTTTCCGCTGGTTTTGGGACTGGGATCATTTACGACAAGTGCAAGGTTGATGGCGCGGTTGGCTGTGGAATCGAGCTTTGTGGCCGTCCTCCCGAGCACGACCCCTCCGGCTACGTTTATGCTCAGGGGATCATCGACGGGTGTCAGGTCGAGAATATCACAGGTCCATCTTTCGTGGTTGGGATCTCGGTCGATGGAGCGAGGGATTCGATGGTTCGCAATACGCGGCTGGCGAACGTCTCTTGCGACTTTCCCGATGAGGCTCGGGGGATCTGGGTCTCGGACAGTGAGCGGTCATCGATTCGCGGGTGCAATCTGGAGAACGCTGGCCACTGCTACGTCCGCCTTGTGCGCTCATCGGCCCCCAGGGGACGCGGGCTCAATGAGGTCGTTGGGAACACATTCCGCAATCTGGAGAACTCCGGCAGTCATCTGGCGGTCTACGTCGAGGACACCACCGTCGAGGTTGGGCGAAACATCATCTGGCAGAAGCCTGGAACCAGCCTCACCTGCCTTGCCTCGACAGCCCGCCCCTCCGTTGTGACGGTGGATGGAGTGCCCGTGGCAGAGGGGCTTGTGGGCTTCGGTGGCTCAAATATTCAACTACCCAGCTAATGGACCCGAGCTCACAAGATATGCCGCCACGTTTTGCGAGATACGACGTTGGTTACGCACCCTTGGCTGATCCCGAACAGGGCTGCAATGTTTCTCCGTGCCAGACCCGACGCATACAAACGACGGATTTCACGCACTTTGGTTTCGGTGAGGATCGCTCTGTAGTGGCGCTCTCCTCTCTGTCTGGTCTCCGGATGCATGCGGGGCCCACTTCTTTCGCCGCAAGCATGCCGCATTCTGCCCTTTCGGATGCAATCAGCGTTGTTTTCGGCTCGTGTGCCAAGGAAAATACAAGACGGGTTGACACACGGCGGCTGGTCACAGCGGTGACAAGCGCAAATCTTTGGGGGAATCTCCCCAAAATGGATTGTCCAACTGACGCGGTGGGCGAGGTGGTTTCTCCCATTAATGAAAAACAATCCATATCCATTGCCGTCTTTGGTGCCCCTCCAGAACCAACACTCGTCCTTTCCTCGCTTCTCCACCTTCTTCCAGAAGCGGCGTTTGTCCTTTTCGCTGAACTGTGGCAGAAAGCTGCCAGCCTGATTCGTATTCATACTACGGATTGGGTTAGGACCCAGCGGCCGTTGACGCGGCTTCTGGGTCCGTCTTTTTAACACAAACGTGAACTGCCATCAAACTGCTTTTAAACGCTTTCAATGTTGGAGAGGTCAACCCGGTCTTGGCTGGCCGCGTGGATTTGGAGAATCTTCGGAAGGCATGCGCCCGGTTAAGGAACTTCATCCCATCCGTCCTTGGTGGCGTGTTTCGCCGACCGCCCTTACTGCATGTCGGGATGGCGGCGATGCCCGACAAGCAATGCAGATTAATTCCTTTCAACTTCTCTGCCTCGACGAAATTCCAACTTGAGCTTGGCCCGCAGACGATGCGGTTTTGGCGCGGGGACGGCTCCGCGCTGAGCGGCGCGCCGGTTGCCACGCCGTGGCTCGAGCTCGACCTGGATGGGATTCAGCATGGACAGGTCAATGATCTGATGTTCCTGACGCACGAGGGACATTGGCCGCAGCGGTTGATCCGCTATTCGGATACGGATTGGAGGCTGACTGATTTGTTCGCTGACTTATCGACGGCGGCTGCACCGACGATTCCAGGCGAGGCGGGCAGGGCGTACATGGAGTGGTGGATGCCGTGGACCGGGACGTTTCCGAGCACCTCGGCGGCGGTAATGGCGGTGCGGACTCAGGAGGCGTTTTTCAAGACACCCACGAGCGCGGCGGACGTGACAAGCCTGGCGCTGCCGGCAGTGCCGGGGGCCACGGGCTCATGGATGCGGCGGGTCACTGGGGTCCTGACGGTTCCGACGACCGGCACCTGGCGGATCTATTTTCAGGCGAATGAGGGGGCCACTCTGTATCTGGACGAGGTGTATGTCGGGGGCGTGGCAACCTTTGCGACCGAGTCGGCGTTTATCGACAAGGCGTTGACCGGCGGGCAGGCGTACATGCTCGAGCTTTACAGTTGGAATGTCGTCCAGTCAGGGTATGCCACGATTTCGCTCAGCGGGCCAGGATTTGCCAAGGCGCCGGTGCCGGCATCGATGTTGAAAAAGCGGGATGTGGTGGCGCCATTGCCGGAACTGGCGAGCGTCATCAAGTGGCCGCCGATGCTCGATGAGAATGTTTCGCCGACGACGGTTGCACTCTCGCACACGACAGGGATTGGACGGACGTTGACGGCGAGCGCCGATACATTCACGGCCGGGCATGTCGGCAGCTTTTGGGAGGTGGGTCACTTTCGGGACACGCTCTCGGCAGAATTGCTTTTTGATCCGGCGGCAGGGCCTGCGCAAAACAAGACATCCAGCGAATTGAGGGTGAAGGGGCGGTGGGACTTTCTGACAACGGGGATCTGGCAGGGAGCGGTCTACATCGAGGAAAAGACGGCGGCGGGGACATGGGAACCGATCCATAAGTGGACCGGGGTCAACGACCGGAACCTGACGGCATCAGCGATTGTCGAGCAGGAAACGATCTTGCGGCTGCGCGCGACCGGGATCAGCGCGAGCGCCGCCGCCGGGGTGGCCAAGCCACGGTTCGTCCTCGAGTCGGTGGAGTCACTGGTTCTCGGGTTGGTAAAGATCACCGCGGTGACAACGCCCAAGACTGCCACGGTGGACATCATCAGTGCCGCGCATTCGACCGAGCTGACGAACAACTGGAGTGAGGGCGCCTGGTCGAACGAGCGCGGGTTTCCGCGGGCGGTCTGCCTGCACAGTGACGGGCGACTCTGGTTCGCCGGCACGCGCACCGAACCACAAAAACTTTGGGGGAGCGTGGTCGATGATTTTTTAAACTTTCGCCGTGGAGTGCAGGCGGACAGTCCGATCACGATTCAGATCCGGGCGCAGGAGGCGAATCCGATCCTCTGGCTGGCCTCGCAGCGCGGAATGATCATCGGGACGCAAGCCGAGGAGTGGTTGCTGGATAGCGGGGACGAGGGATTGAAACCGGACAATGCGGTGGTCGAGCGCCGCAGCCGCTACGGGTCAGAACCATTCCAGGCGCTGATGGCCGGGTCGGTCGTTCTGTTCATCCAGCGCGGCGGCCAGGTGCTGGCGGAATATGTCTACCAGTTCGAAGAGCAGAACTATGTGGCGCCGGACGTGAGCAAACTGGTCGGGCACCTGACGCGGAGCGGGCTGCGGCGGGTCGCGTATGCTCAGAATCCTGACCAGATCCTGTGGGCGGTGAACAATGACGGCCAGCTTTTAAGCTGCACATATCAGCGGACAGAACAGGTCGTCGCCTGGGCGGTGCATCCGACGGCGGGATTTGTCGAGTCGGTTTCAGTCGTCTACGGCGACAACCGGGCGGCGGATGAGGTGTGGATCGTGGTGAGGCGGACGGTTGGCGGGGTCGAGACGCGGCGGATCGAGCGGTTTGATTCCGCTCACTGGGACCGACTGCACGCCGGGACTGATCCGGTGTTCCACATCGACGCCGCGGTAGTGGCGAAGGGGGTGGATCCGATGACATCGCTCGGCGGATTGGATCACCTGAATGGAGAGATGGTCGAGGTGGTCACCGATGGCGGCGAGCACACGCGCGAGGTGGTCGCGGCCGGCCAGATCATGCTCGAGGCGCCGTCGACGTTCGCGGCTGCCGGACTGGCGTGCGAAGCGGAGGTGCAACCGATGCCGCTCGATTTTCCGCTCCAAGACGGCACCGCACAAGGCCGGAAGATGACGGTCCCGATTTTCGCCATCCGCTTGTACAAGTCGTCCGGGTGCCAATATGCGGACGGTCCGGAAGAGCCATTTTACGTGCTCCCCTTTCGGTCGGCACCGCAAGACCAGGACTTTCCGCCGCCGCCATTTTCTGGGTTCGTGCGGCAACAAGCCGCCGGCCGGCTGCGCGATGAATTGACGATCATCGTGAAATCGCGCGGTCCATTGGCCTTGAATATTCTGGGGTTGATTCCCAACGTGAACATCTATGGAAGCTGAGATGGCACCAACAGACGTGTTGCAGGTGCGTCCTTACGCGAGCAAGGCGGGCGACTTCCAGACGATTTCCGACTGGTGGAGGGCGCGTGGGAACAGGAGGGTATTTGCCGAAACATTGCTGCCGCCATTGGGATTAGTCGTCGAACTGAACGACGAGCCGGTTGCCGCGCTCTGGTGTTATGAATCGTACGGCATTGGTGTGGCTTTCCTTGAGTTCCCCTGCACCAAGCCTGGGATTGGGCCTGTTCTGGCGACGCGTGCGCTGAGCATGGCTGAGGAGACGATTGCGGAAACCCTGAGACTCCGCGGGAATCACGGGCTTTTGATCGCGCACACGATTCGGTCGATTGCGAGAGTGCTCGAGCGGCATGCCGGCTACAAGCGGGCGGCCGAGGGGATGATCACGATGATGAGGAGGATCGACTGATGGGCGTTGAGACTGTGCTTGGTATCGCCGCCCTTGTCATGGGGGCAGTCGGTGCGGGCGTATCCTATTCGGCGAGCACGCGCGCGGCGGCCGCGCAGGAGGCGATCGCCCTGGCCAATGCGCAGGCGCAGACGCAGGCGTTAAAGCAGCAAGGGGAGGTGGCGTCGATGCAGGCGATGATCAACCAGAGCCTGGCGGACAAAGATAGGCAGGCGGCGGTGGCCAATGCGACGGCGCTCGAACAGCAGGCGGAGGTGGGAACGCGGGTGAGCATGGAGAACACCCGGCGAGGGCGGGAGGCGATGGCGCGGGCAATGTCAATCCAGCGGGCGCAGATCGCGAAATCCGGGTTTGTCGATACGACTGGTTCGCCGCTCCAACTCCTTGCCTCGAGTGCAGAGGAAGAACAACGGATGGCGGACGAGTTCCGATACCAGGATGAAATTTCCCGGCGATCGCTTTTCCGCGAGGCCGCCATGCAGCGCACCCAGGGGACGCTGGCAGGAATTTCGGGGATCGGCGCGCTGGCCGGCGGGGCGGCGGCACGGGCGCAGGCAGCCGCTGGCCAAACGCAGGCGCAATTGGACCTTTATTCTGAGCGGGCGGGGGCGGCCGGTCGCCGTTCGGCTGCGGTCGGCTCGCTGCTCGGCGATGTCGGCAGCGGATTGGAAAGTGGCTACAACCTGTATCGCCGGACGCCGCGCAAGTCGGCGTCATACGGCCAGGCGATACTCTGACCCATGCCAAAGATTTACACAGTTGACCGTGAGCGGATGCTCAAAGCTCCGCCGGTGCCGCAGATGGATGCAGGGGCCCGCGGGTTCCGGGTGGACCTTGGCGAACTGGTAGCAGCAAGCAAGCCGACGAAGATCGACCCGAAGGGATTCATTGTGGAAGGGATAGGCGGGGCGCAACTCGGCGAGGGATTGCAGAAGGGCGCCGGCGCAATCGACAAGATGGCTGCGGAGATGGCGCGCTCGGTAAATAACCGGCGCGTGATGGAGGCGGAGAACCGCATGATCGAGGGGACGCAGGAAATCGCCGAGAAAGTCGCCAGTGAGCCGGATGACACCAAGTGGGTGAAACTCGCCTCGGAGCAGGCGGACGCGTTCCAGAAACAAATCCTGACCAAGGACTTGTCGCCTGACGCGCACGAGGAGATCAATCAGAAATGGATCCGGTGGAAATCCTACACCGTGCGCGAGACGATGCAGGCTGCCTTCGCGCGCTCTCGAGAGAGCGAGGCACTCGAATTCGACGTGCGCCGGCAGACGTTCGCGGAGGCTGGGAACCCGGAGGCTGCGGACGCGCAGACCGACGAGGCAGTAAGCAAGGGGCTGATCAGCAAGGGAGTCGGGGCAAAACAGAAAGCGCACACCAAAGAGGTTGCCAAGGCGAAGCAGGAGCAACGACAGGTCAACCAGACGAGGATGGAGGCTGCGGCGGATCCTGACACGTGGTTGAAGGAGAACCAGCAACCTCCGGAGGATCCAGTTGGATACTCAGCATGGCGGCACGGCCAGAGCGCGGCCCGCGAGGTCAAGGGAGTGTGGACGCGCTCGGCCAGCGACGAGATCGCGGACGCCTTGGCGGGGCCTGACGCGCCGAAGATGACTGATCAGGACATCGAGAAGATCGCGGCGGGGCGGCTCTCTGATGCGGCGCTTGGTCATCAAAAGGAACTGCTCAAGCAGGTTCAGAACGCGAAATGGAAGGCGGAGAATTTCTCCGAGGATGGAGTGGCGAAAAATTACGCGGCGCTGCTTGAGGAGTCGGACAAATTCAAGGGCAAGCGGGGTGACCCGAAAGCGGACGACGAGTACGCGCGGCTTCACAGTCGGATCAAGGTGCTGCTACCGGAAGGACTCCGCGGCGAGGTGACGGAGCCACTGAACCGCAAATACACTGGCGAGGGCGGCCCGAAGGCTGCGGCGCCAGTGAAAGACTTCATTGGGGACACGCTCAAGTCGTGGTATAACGATGGCCGGTTCAATGACATGCGGGTCGGTGGGATCACCAAGAAGGTGCCGTATGCGCCCGATGAGGCCGGGTATACTGGCGACAAGGTCTACGACGCCGCGACGGGGACTTATGTCGTGAAAATGAAGGAGGTCGAGAATCCTCCTGGCCGTGACGCCGCTCGGCTCAATTACGGGAGGGCTCAACTGCACATGGACCAGTGGTTGAAGGATCATCCGGAGGCGACATTCCCAGAGGCGAAAAACGAGATGCTCAAGGCGACCAATGCCGCGCTTCTGCCGAAGGATGTCGATGCTCTGATGAAGAAACCGGCACCCGCGACACCGCCGGCCGGCGTTGACTTCGAGGCGATCAAAAGGCGGCTCACGCCGGGCATGGTCGAGCCGGTGGCAAGCGTGCCTCCTGGGGTTGAACCGCCGAAGCTCAAGCCGAAGACGAAGAAGGAACGCGAGATTGAGGGGGCTGAGGATCAGGCGCGGCGAAACCAGATGCGCACGATCCCGCTGCCTGAGGGTGCTGGAGAGATCGGTGATTCACTCCTTCCGCCGTTTTCGGAATGAGCTTGCTGTTCATCAAGACTCCGATCGGGTTGCTCTCCGACGAGGACGCGGAAACGCTTTCCGCTCACTTCGACGCGGCGCCCGTGGAAGATAAGCCTCTGTTTGCTGCGAAGCTCAATGAATACAGGAACTTCCGGGAGCATTTCCCGCGGCCATTCTCGGCCGACGAGCAGCGGGCGGCGTTGGCAGAACGCCAGCAGGTAGAGGCGATCTTCGATGACTTCGACGCGGCGGCGGCCGGCACGGCACTGCCGACGGTCGAGATGTCCGACGGGCCGGAAAAAGAGACCCGGAAGCGCGACCTTCAGAACCGGAGTTTCATCCGGCACATGATGCCGGCGGTCGATCCAGAGACGGCGGAACGAGATTATGAATTGTTGCGCGATGGCCTGGCGGCGAAACTCTACAACGGGCGCGGGAAGGGGGACGATGCGGCGTTCCACGTGGAAACGAAGGCGTGGCTACAGAAGGGGAAGGACACACGGGCTCTTTACCAGTCGATCGAACAGGCGGCGCAGCGGGCGGCGGCGTTCGAAGGGATGGACATGGCCCCCGATCAGCGGCCGTCATTTCTCAAGTGGCAGGAGGAGGCGCAAAAACTGCCTGGCTACGATATGTTCGCGGCCGGCAAGTACCAAGCTGATTACCTCGCGGCCGTCAGCAAAGCGCGCGAGGGCATAACACCGCTGATGCGTGACGAGGTCAACCTCGTGTGGCGGTTCCTGGCTGGCGACGTTGATCCTCTGCCTGCGGAATATGGTCCACTCGCGGAACGTCTGATCGAGCGGCCACGGGAGGAAGTAGACGCCATCCTGGGCGCGGTGGCGGCCCGGGCGAAACTACTCCCACCGGAGAAGCAGGAAGGAATTTTTGCGCGGGCGGCGATGGCGGCAAATCGCGGGATGGATGCGATTATTTCGGGGCTTACAGTCACGGGAGTCACAGGAGGCGGTGATGCCAAAACGAGCGAGGAACTCGCGAAGGAGAATCGATACAAAGGGGTCGTCAATCGCCTGAGGAATCTGCGGCAAGAGAACATCGCACCGATTGCGCGGGAAGGTGGAGGATGGTTGGATCGCTCGGCTCTGGCGGTTGCGGGGTCTATCCCGAGCGTGATCGTGGCCGGCGCGGCTACTCCTTGGGCGCTCGTCGGTCAGTTCGAAAATGATGCGTTTGATGCGATTCGCCGGGATTCGCTCAAGGCCGGAGTTGATGAGGCCGAAGCAGAGAAGTGGGCGGCGCGGCTGGCACCGACTGCCGGCGTGGCGATGGGAGCGATCGAGAAAGCAACTTTCGGGCTCGCGAAGGGGCCGCTGGGTGGCGTTCAACGCGCCATCATCGGAGGGCTTGCGGAATCTGCGATAGCCAAACGCCTGGCTGCGGGCGTCGCGGTTGAGGCAACCGAGCAATGGGGTCAGGAGGTTATTCAACAAGCGATTCCGGCGATCGTCCAAGATGCGGCGAACGCGCTCGGGGCGCCTGTTCCTGATGCCGAAGTGATCGCGCAGCTACAGGAAACGGTCACTGACCCGGCGACGCTTGCGGTCTCGATCGTCTTCGCGTTGGGCGGCATGGGGGACATGCCGAGAGTGCGGCGGGCTGCGGAGGCGAAACGGGCGGGGTTCACGCCTGAAGCGACGGATAAACTGGTGGTGGCGACGACTCCCGAGGAAATTAAAACCGCATGGATGGAGGGGCTGAAAACCCGGAAACCCCAAGACTCGAAGGCGCTGGCCGAAGAGATTCGCACGGCAGCGGAGGATCAGCAGCGGTCATTCACGGAGGGAGGCGTGGCCGCTGTCGAGCGAACCCCGGAAGGGTGGGAGGTGGTGCTCAATGACGGGACTCGGACGAAGGTCGAGAGTGCGGACGCGGCGCGCGTGCTGGTCGATGATCTGCGGATGGTCCGGGCGCAGCAGGAAGCGGACGCCATGGTGGAATTGGCAGAATCGTTTGCCGCCGGCGACGTGGCGGCGAAGGACCGGGAATCGCGCCAGCAATTCACCGGGGACGTGGTGGTCGCGACAGAGGAAGGGGTCACTGCAGTGCGGCCTGGCGGGTCGGCGCGGGTGGTGACATTCGACGCTGAGTCGCTGGCGAATTTGCACCAGGAGATGGCGATGCGCCCGGAGGGAGAGCGGGCCGCGGCGGCGGTAATCCTGGGGGAAAACGAGTATGAACTGCGGCAGCGGATGGCTGGCGATGTGAACGACTTGGTCGTTTCACTGACGACCCGCCAACATGCCGGCTCGCGTGGTGTTCTGACCCAGGTGCATGAGCGGGCGGAGGCGATGCTGCGTGCCGGCATGGCGCGCGGGACGATCACTGAGCAGGAGGCAAAAATGTTCGTTGCCGATGCGGCGCAGCTATTTGATCCGGCCAGGGCGCGCACGGCGGAAGACCGGTCCTTTCGCGAGCGGGTGCAGCGAGTCGCTCGAGGCGAGGGGACCGCGACCGAACTGCGGGAGACGGTGTCGGAACTGGTCGTCGCGGACGTCCTGGGACGTCGCAAGGACGGGGGGCGACTGCCTGCTGGCGCCATCACCCGCGGGGTTGATGAGGCAATCAGGCGCGCCACCAAGCCAGAGGAGGTGACTGCGCTCGGGAAATTCCGCGCGTTCCTGCGGGCGGCCCGCGACTATTTCGGCCAGATGTTCCGCGCGGCGGCGGTCGTGAGCAAAGCGCGGAGGGAGGGGAAGCTGTTCGAAGGAGACGACTACACGCAGTTCGTGGACAAGCTCCTTGGGCTGGACGAGCAGCGGGCGCACAATGAGGCCGTGGTCGAAGCCGGGGGCCCGGCGGCCGCGGAGGCAGCGGATGTGGTCGCACGCGGCGGCGCGGCTTTCTCGATAGCGCCGGCCAAGGGCGGGAGGGCGTTCTCCCTCGCGGCTCGGCCAGAAAATACCATCCCCCCACAAGAGGCATTTGCCTCCGCCGTTGAGCGGTTTGGCCTGACTCGAGACATTGCGGAAGCGGGCTATATTTTACCTGATGGAAGGCTGCTAGACTTCACCGGCAGAGCCGATGCCGGATATGTTCGCAAGGGTGACTACTTCGTCCCCAAGAACGGCGAACGGGATTGGATGAAGGGTCAACGGAGCACCGATCACAGGGAGATCGAGTGGAAGGGAATGCCCGACTACAAGGAGACATGGATGCCGATGGTGGAATTTATGGCGATGGGAGCCGTGCGCATCGACAAGAGCGGAGCGATTACCTTACATGGCCGGAACGGTATCACTGCCGCACAAAAAGCGCGCCTCGCCGATTTGCTGGTTGAGAGCGGTGGCGAGGCGGCGTTGGACATGGAAGATGACAGCGGGAAAAGAGCCGCCGTCATGATGGAGGGCGCAAAAATCGGCAAACTTGCCGGATTCATCCAAAGATGGAAAGACGGGTGGACTCCGGAAGCGCCAATAACCAGTTTCTCCATCGCCTCCGCGGATTACCTCGAGCGCCTGGCCCCGCAGCTTCAGGCAAAAGGACTCCCGCCGAAAGAGCGCCAACGGATGTTCCAGCGGGCGCAGGAACAGGTCGCCGGCATGGCGCGGGCGATGCGCGAGAATGATTCGACGATTGGCGCGTTGCGTGTCGCGGAGATCGAGCGTGAGCGGATCGAGCGGCGCAAGGCGCGGGAGGATGAATTGGTCGGGGAGATCGAAAACCGGCTCGGTGGGATTCTGAGTCAACCCGAGTTGGCGCAGGCGCAGAATGGCCCGCTGATCTCACGCTTTCTGGTCAAGAAACCAGGGGAGAAATTTTTCCGCGGCACGTTGCTTTCCAAGAGCGCGGCCCGGAAAGCCGGGAGAGATTTTCGGGGGGAATACGACGGGGCCCAAGGGCTGCCGTCCTGGCTATTTGGCGGCGGCACCGAAGGGCCGGACACTGCGGCCCAGGAGGCATTTGAAGCGGGTCTGATTGCTGAACCGACTCCCGATGCCTTGTGGGATGGGATTCGCGAGGAACTGGCACAGGCCGGGCGGATGGCAAAGGCGCTGACTGAGGCGAAGGCGGAAGTGGCCGAGGCGAAGCGCACGGCGGCGACCGAGACGCGAGAGTGGGCGGCGAAGCAGCGGGCGGCACTGCCGCGCAAACAAGCCGGCCGGGAGAAGGGAGAAGTGATGCGGGCGCTGGCGACGCTCGATGCCATCCTGATGCAGTTTCCGCCGGAGGTCCGCGGCAAGGTGGGCGGGTTCTATTCGGTGGCGAAAGCGACGACGAACGAGGCGCGGGAAGAGGCGCTGCGCACCCGCGTCGAGAAGCTCGACAAGGTGCTCGAGCAACACCTGCGCAAGGAATACACCGAGGAACTCGCGAAGATATTCGAGCGGGCAAAGCCGAAGAAGGAGGCAGGGAAGAAGCCGGCGGGCAAGGCCGGCGCTGACGTGCATGCTCTGTTCGACGCGCTGCGCGATGTGCAGGGGATGACGGCGGATCAGGTGGCAGGCCGTGTCTCTGATCTCGCGACGCAACTCGCCCAGGGGTTGGCCGATGGCACGATCACGCCAGAGCAAGAGGCGATGATCGAGCGGCAGGTGGAACTGACTCAACTGCTCGGCGACTGGAAGAACGCGGACGCAGCGCGCATGGCGGAAGCGGTCGATGCCGCCCACAAGACGCTCGCTGACGGGCTGCTCGCGTGGACTGCACACAAGGTCAGGCAACGGGAGCGGCGCGCTACGGAACGTGCTTCACTGCGCACCGATACCGGCGGGCTCGGGCCACTCAGCGAACGGAAAGAGGAATTTGACCGGCAAAACGGGTTCCTCGGAATGCTTAAAAAGTGGGCACTCAATCTCTCCTCGTTCGAGCAGGTGATGAATTTCGCATTTGGGAAAGACTCGACGGTCGGCAAGCGGCTTCTCGAGGAAGAGAGCACGGCCTCGAATCAGAAGGCGGACGAGGAGCAGGGAATGGCGGATGCGCTCCAGGATCTATTTACCCGCCTGGCTGGCGGCAGTGTTTACCGGGGCGAGCGGCTGCGGTGGGAATTGTCTCAGCGCACGCTCGATGGCGGTCGCGCGGGCAAGATGTCCCCGCTCGAGGCAATCCAGGCGACGATGATGTGGCGGCAGCCGGACGGTCGCCGGCATATGGAGGGGAAGATCGATGAGAACGGCCAGCCGACTGGTGAGTGGCATTACGACCAGGCGTGGGTCGATTCGATCGAGAAGCAACTGAGCGACGAGGCGAAGGCGGTGCGCGATTACCTCTCGAACGAATACGCCGACGAGTGGGAGACGCTCAACCCGCTCTTCCGCGAGCGGCACGGGGTGAACCTGCCGCAGCATGCGAATTACTCGCCGCTTTCGGTGACTCCGGCGTTCGCGAAAGAGGGGCAGATGGTCGACCCGGTCAGCGGCATGACGCAACCGGCTGGGTCCAGCCTCACGCCTGGCAGTCTGCGGACCAGGTCGCAAACGGCGGTCGCCGAGCCGGACTTTAAGGATGCCCTGCAGTTATTCATCGGGCACCGGAAACAAATGATCCATTGGCGGGCGTACGGTGGGCTGGCGCCTGAGATGTCCGCGCTGCTGAACGACCGCGGCGTGGGCAACAGCGTCGAAGCAAAGGGCGGGGAGCAGGCAAAGAGCGTGTTGCGCGGGTGGGTCAATTACTTCACCGAGGGCGGGACGCGCGATGCACAGGCGCATCTTGAAATCAACAATTCGCTCAACCGGATGGTCCGGCGGGCCAGCGGTGCGGCGCTCATCGGGCGGGCATCGACGCTGATGATCCAGTCGACGCAGCTCGCCGCAGCGTCGGTCCAAATGCCGCTGCCGGCATACCTTGCGCGATTCGGGAAATTGATGACAGGAAACCTCGAGTGGGGAGCCGCTCTGCGTTCGCCTTATATCCAGCGGCGCCTGGCGACGATGCCGGCAGTGGTGCGCGAGGGGATGATGGGGTTGGAAGCGGGCGAGCCCTCACGGCTCAGGCACGAGGTCGCCCGCATGGGGCGGCTTATCTCCGGCGCGGACGCGCTCTTTACCGCCGGGACGTATGCGATCCTCTTCGATTACCATCACGGCCAGGCGGAGAAGCAGGGGATCTATGGCGCCGCAGCGGATTCCTATGCCCACTCTGCCGCGGAGGCAGCGACTGACCGGGTGGCTCAACCGACACGCGCGGCACAACGCAGCATCCTCGAGGCTACCTCGACCAATCCGATCTTCCGCGCCAGTTGGGCGTTTGCCTCCGAGGCGCGCCAGAAATTGGCCATGGCAGCGTGGGCCGCCGCCGATTGGAAGAATCCAGCCCAGGCGGCCAAGGTGCTCGCGCTGACCTGGGGAGTGGGTGGCCTGGCTGCCCAAATCATCCGGAACATCTTTCGGGATATTCGGGACGACGACGACGAAGAGTGGTTCGACGAAAAGAACTGGTCGCCGAAGCGGCTCGCATTTGCGGCGCTCACGGGCCCGCTTCAGGGACTGCCGATCCTCGGGGAGGCAATCGAATTGGCGGCGGCAAAAGCGACCGGGCAATTCGCGCCAGAGGGATCACTGCTCTCGGGTCTGGTCGATGCTGCCGAGGCAATTCATAGCCTGCCCAAGGCAATCGAGAGTGGCGAGCCAATCGAGGAGACGATCAGGAAGGTCGAGTCGCTCATGAGCGGGATGGCGATGGCAGACGACCGGATCGCCGCCATGGCATCGGTGGCGCACGTTGCCACCGACCTGTTCCGCACGCTTGACGCCATGGTCGAAACCGAGGGGGAAGCCGGGGCGAAGCAGTTGCGGAAGGAACGGAAGGAAGAGAAGGATGTGGAAGAGGCGAAGCAGGAGGCGATTCCAGAAGACTTGAAGGAGGCGAAAGAGGTCGCGAAGAAGTTGAAGAAAGAAGCCGAGGTCAAGGCGGCGGCTGTCCGCGCCGCCGCTTCAAAATAAGCCTTGCCAAGAAACCGTTCAATTTCCCCCCATTACCATGGCCGTCGAAACAACCGAATCGCGCATCGACTACTCAGGGAACGGTGAGGCCGCCATCGCCTACCCGATCCCATTCCCGTTCCACCATCCCGCCGACATCCAGGTTGCCATCACCGACCAGGACGGCGTGACGCTCAAGCTCGACCCGGCCCTGTTCGAGGTCCACCTGCCGCCCGGAGCTGCGGTGGTGCTGGACGAGGCCGCGCCAACAACGAGCACGGTGGCGATTTACCGGGAGGTCCCACTGACGCAGCCCACTGTTTATCCCGAGGGCGGCAGGTTCCTCGCCCAGACGCACGAGAAGACCGTCGACCGCGCGACATTCCAGATCCAGCAACTCGACCGCTCGGTCGATCGCACGTTCCGCGTTGACGAGTTATCGACTCCGCTCGACCCGCTGGTGCCGGTGCCCAATGCGCTCGTCGGGTATGATGCCGATGGCCAGCCAACAACATACGACCAGGCCTATGTCCGCGAGTTGGTGATGATGGGCGGAGATATCCCCGGAACCGGCGGCAATGCGACCTTCGCTGATGCAACGGCCCGCGCAGCGACAGTGCCTGCGTATGTCGGGCAGCTCGGCATCCAGCGCGACGACAACTCTCAGTGGGTTGCCACGGCATTGACTGCGGGGGCCTGGGTAAGGCTCAGTCCAGGGAACATTTGCCGGACCGACGCGGAACTAAAGGCAGCGGTCTTGCGCGGCGGAGACATCGGGATTGTCGGCACAATCACGCTGACTCCAACACCGGGATTTGGTGACCCATGGACTCCATCGATCCCCCAGGTTGGCCTCGCATTGACAGTGCCGGGAACGCGGCTCTTCTCGATCCGCGACGCGACCGGGAATCGCGCGGTCCTGCGGTTCCCTCATCTCGCTGGAGGCGCCCGCGGGGTGATCGATATCCGTGCCACCGATTGTCAGATTTCCGGCCTCGAGTTGACGACCGATCACCCGCTCACGAGCGACACGTCCATGTTCAATATATATTACATGGACGCGGGCGTGACCATGTACGGTGCCTATGTCGGCAGTGGACTGGATTTCGATCTGAGCGGATTCTGCATCGAGGATTGCGTGATCCACCACGTTGGCGTCGGTATCCTGTTTGCTGCGGGTGAAGGCACGTGCGTCGCCGCCCGCGGGCGCATCCACAACAATTACATCCACTCATTCTGCGGGAGCGGCATTTATCTGCACTACGAGGTCGAGGCGGTGATCGTGGAAGGAAACGTGATCGAAGGGCGCTCGCTCGGCTCCGAGTTTAGCATCACGATATCAGCGGCGACAAATCTCATCACGACGGCAACTCCCCACGGTTTGACTGCCGGCCGGCAAGTGTCTTTCCCAAACCTTCTTGGCGGGGGGTCCGGCGGGGGAGCACCGCTGCTGATCAACAAGCACGAGGATTATTATGTGATCGCCGGCGGATTAACTGCCACTCAATTCAAGGTTTCCGAAACTCCGGGCGGGGCAGAGGTCAACATTACTGCCGACGCGTCCGGGTTCGCCTGCTGCCAGGCGCGCGAGAACCATTCGACGATGGGTCGATTCGCGGTCACGGGAACGGCGAGCGATGATTTGTTCACCTCCCAAGCCCATGGACTGAAGGTCAACGATGCCATTTGGTTCAATTGGATTGTCGGCGGCACGGGCATTATCGTCACTCCGCCCTCCGGCGCCGGAGCGGAGAAGTTTTACTATGTGATCGCCTCGGGACTCAGTGCGAACACGTTCCGGGTTTCGGATACGTCGGGCGGCCCATCCATCGATTTTACCAGCGACTTGACCGAGGGGTTTGCCTTCACCCGCAATCCATACTTCGGCCATGGAAATGCCATCTACATCGGCGCTAAAATCATGCGCCCATCGATAGCCAGAAACATCTGCCGGCACGTTGATCGACATGGGATCGAGATCATCAACCCGATCACGGGATCTGGCTTCGCCACGCGGGTCACCGACAATGTGTGCGAGGATTGTCAGTTTGGGATCTCCCTCACTGTGGCAAGCTCGGGGATCGTCATGGGCAACCAGATCGAGCGTGCCATGAACATCGGAATCGAGCTGGCCAACTTCAACCCGCAGTCGCTCGGGAATTACATTTGCACCGGGAACATTGTGAAGGACATCCGATACAGTCCAGATGCTAAAACATCGAGCCTGGGGATTTCGATTGATGAAGTCGTCATGCCGTGCCTGGTCGCCAACAATCAAATTGGCAAGATCACAAAGAAACCCGGTGTGCCAGGCGAAGCCATCGGCATTCAGATGTGGGCGGATAATCCCAATGGCTCGGCGAACATTACCATCAAGGACAATCTCTTTACCGATGCGGGCAATGTCTCCATCTATGGGCCCAGCGGAGGGCTCGGGGCTTTTTACACGCGATACGTCATCGAGGGCAATACATTCCTTTACACTGCGCAGTATGATTCCATTTATGGGACGCTCTACGCGTCCTGGCCGGCCATCGCCCTGGTCAATGTCACGCTCGCCGTGGTGCGCAATAACGTCTCCTGGTATCCGAGCGCGCCAGCAAAGAACTTTGGAACCTTCGTGAACCTGGGCGGCTCGACGATTTACATTGGCAACTCTGGAGATCCGCTGGCTACGGCGACCGCAGCATTTCTCGGGTCAAATTTGAGGATCGGATACTAGTGAGGAGTGAGGTAATGCGCCTCCGTCACCGCGCTGGTGGTGTGCCCGAGATTCGCCCGAGCGGCCTCGACGCCCGCGAGCCGGGCCGCCACCGCATCGGCAGTGAGCTGGGCCACGTGGTCAGCATAGAGCCCGCGGAGACGGTGTAGCGGTTTCCCTGCCCTCACTCCGGCCACGTCCCTAAGCCACCGCTGCGGCACGTAGCTAAACCAGCAGCGCCGGCTGATCGATCCATCCCCAGGATCGGGGACCACGAGTTCGTCCGGATTCCTGGCGGCGGTCCTGAGCCACTCGGCAAGCCGCGGCTCGATGACTTGGGCCCGGTAGGGGCGCCCGGTTTTCGTCCACCAGCTCTCTTCGGGCCGGTCCCGCAGCGCGATCGAGACCACGCCGGCCTGCTCCTCGATCCAAGATCCGCGCAGCGCACTGATCTCCGCGCACCTCAACCCGGCGAATCGCGCCAGTCCGATCACCAACCAAAGGTGGTCAGTTTCATCGAGGCTCGCCCAGGCATCCACCACAGCTGCGTCATCCACCGCGCTCGGCGGCAGATACGGCACAGGCAGCGTGCTTGCCTGGCCGGCATCGGCGCGCACGTCGAGCCCTGCGCGACGGTAGGCCGGCAGCAGGGTGCGAAGGAATAGGCACCGGGCCGAACGGACTGCCGCGTTGATGCTGATGTTTTCCCGGTAGCGGGTGACGAGGTCGAATTTCCGCCCCGCCTTCTCCATCATCGTCCGCTGATAGCGTTGCCAGAACTCCGGCTCGATCTCCCGGCACGTCACCGTGTCGAAGTCCCGCCCGATCGTTTTGCAGATCACCCGCAGCCGCGAAATATTGTTCTCCGCGCATTCCTTCTTCGTCCGCTTGGGCGTCTCCATGTAGACCTGCGCCAGAGCGGCGAGTGTTCCCCCACCCTTGCGGCTGTGGATCGGATCATCCGCGCGGCGATCGAGGAATTCGCGGGCGCGCTTCGTCGCCTCCTTCAGATTGTGCGTCCCCGTCCTGAAATCAGCATGGCGCCCCTTCGCCTTCGACCGCAGCCGCCAGCCGGCCGGCTCATAGTACATCGGCCACTGCCGGCCGCCATGATTGATGCGCGTGGGGCGCGTGCTGGCGGGCCTGGGGCGCAAATGGGGCGCAGTCTCGGCCATCCCGACGTCTGCCATACGTCGGCCTAAAGTCAAGGAACGTCGGCCATACGTCTTGTGTATGTAGGGCTAGCGTCGATTTGCCATGCGTTAAGGTGCCGGAATCACCCTATTTCTCCTATACGAGAAAGTAGATAGAGTGTTTTAATTAGGTGCTTTGGAACTCGTTCCTACTACGCGACTTCTAAACCTCTGGGGCGCTGCGTGGGGCGCGGCTTCTAATAGCTGTCGAGGTGAAATTCTATCCGAGAGCCCCCAGGGAGATGCCGTACGGAAATGTGAAATTGCCAAATTGCGCAATAGACCGCAAAGATGAGGAACCCGACCATGACGCAAAGAATTGCGAAGAGCAGGGACGCAATGGGATTGCGCTTTAAGGCCCCCGTTCCCCGCTGGAGTAGTCTCCTCCCTCGCTGCAACAACTTTGAAAAGGCGCCGGGACCGGAACGCTGTAGCGCCCGCTCCTTGTCCATCAAGTCCCCCAGCTTGCGCCTGGCCTTGAGCTTAATGACTACAGCGCGATTTATGAGCGGTGGAGCAGCGCCGACATTGTAGGCATAGACGCGGGCAGCCTCGGCGAGCTTGTAAGCTTTCACCGTCTCGGACGGCGTGGTAGCCTCGGCCAGCAACATTTCTGCGTAGGCCAGTCTTTGCACAAGAATGTCGCCTTGCTCGGCTGCGAGGTTGGACAGAATGCGGGCTGAGGCGGCGCGGGATGCGATCTCCATTATGGGTTGGTTGTTATGGGGTTTGGGGGAACGGGATGATTTCGGCTAGGCGCTGTTCTTCTTCGCCGGAACCATTTTTTCGGCAAGCGGCGCAACCCCAACGGTGGGCAGGCCCAAATCTTTTCGAATGAGCTGTTGGATATAGTTCGAGGGGCTAATGCCGAGCTGTACGGCTCTGGTTAATAAGGCCTTCTTCAATTCTGGCGTCATTGAAACGCCGACGGACATCGTTTTTCTCACGGTTGGAATTATCCCCGGTTAACAAACGATTATCAACTTTTTTTGTTGACACTGGTTCTCAACCGTTGGTAACGTGCCGCCCATGAACGAGACGATCTCGATCGCGCTGGAGCACGAGTTGCTCCCATTGGTCAATAAGCGGGCCAAGGAATTGGACCTGAACCGGTCTCAATATCTGAGGAGGTTGGTCCGGGAAGATTTGGCGGCCCAACCCCCCAAGCCGCCCCGCCGCAAGGTAAAGAAAAAGGAGGTGGCGTCGTGATGGCCTCCCCCCGCTCCGAGCCGCCGCGTTGCTTCGATGACGATCCCCCGGGGTTGTCGCTCCTGACCCCGGAGGAGTGCCTGCCCTCCGCCGGCCCAGGCTGTCCCGACTGCGGACCCGAGGCCGAGCTCGAGCGGTTCACCATCGACCACGTCCGCGGCTACGGCGCCGGCCCGACGATCACCCGCTGCGCAGAGTGTGGCATCGACCTTCGCACCGAATGAGCGCGCACGCCCCAACCACCGAGCCCCTGAGTGATCCGTGCGAGATGGCGATTCGCGACTGGATGAAACTCCGGCTCAAAGACCTGCACGAGCGCCACGGCGTCGAGGCGCTGAGCGTTCATGCGACCTGGTATCCCCACTCGGGCCAAATCGATGCCCGGTGGTGCCTGCATATGGACGGCGAATGCGTCGTCGACGAGGGGTCGATCGCCGAGGGGCTCCGGGCCCTGAAGGCCAAGCTGGCGGAAACCGCCGCAACGGAGGCGCTGGCGTGAAAATCCCGACCTACGTGACCACGGCCATGATCGCGCGCCACGCCGGCAAGGCTCAGGAAACGGTAATTCGTGCCCTGAAATTGACGCAGACGCCAGTCGTTCACCCAATTGGCGTCAGGGGCATGCGGATCGAGCTGCGCGATGCAAACAGATTCCTGGCGGTTCAGTGGCCGGACGTCCCCCCGATGTCCGCGCCCCAGGTTTTCGAAGAGGTCCTGACGACGACGGCGCCGCCGGCCAGGCGGGAGCCAACGAACAGCGAGTCCCTGGCGACGCTCCGCAAATCGAAAGCACAGGTATGAGTTTTCTTCTCAACCGCGAGCCGGTCGGGCGACTCCGAGAGCCGCAGCCCTACAAGTTTCCGCTCTGGGTTCTGCTCCCGGTTGCCATCGTCGCGTTTGCCTTGGGTTTTTTAGCCGGGGCGTTCATGTGATGAATGCGGATTTTCCAGGCATGGTCAGCCCGGGTTCGGCGGGGCGTGGTAAGGCCGGGCACGGCAGGGTCCGGCGCGGCATGGCAAGCCTAGGCATGGAGCGGACGCCCAACCGCGATAACAAACGGGCAACTCTTTCTAAACTATGAGCACAACCGCCCTCGCCGAACCGCCCAAGGCCTCGCCGACTATCAAGTCGATGCTCCTCGGCCAGCAAATGAAGGACCAGATCGCCCTGGCCCTGCCAAAGCATCTCGCGCCCGAGCGATTCATCCGCATCGCGATCACTGCGCTGACCCGAACGCCGAAACTCGCCGAGTGCGAGCAACCGTCATTCTTCCGCTGCTTGCTCGATCTCTCTGCCATGGGCCTCGAGCCCGACGGCCGGCGCGCTCACCTGATCCCATTCGAGAACCGCAAGCGTGGTGTGGTCGAGTGCCAGCTGATCGTCGATTTCAAGGGCTTGATCGAACTCGCCAAGCGGAGCGGCGACGTGAAGTCGTGGCGGGCCGAGCGAGTCTGTGAGCGCGACGAATTCGGCTGGCGCGATGGCGTGGTTTCGCACGCGATCAACTGGCGCGAGGACCGCGGCAAGGCGCAATGCTATTACTCTCACGTCACTCTTGCGGACGGGACCAGCGACTTCGAAGTGATGACGCTGACGGAAGTCGAGGCCATCCGGAAGCGGTCGCGGGCGGCTGAGAGTGGTCCCTGGGTGACCGACTTCGACGAGATGGCGAAAAAGACTGTGATTCGGCGGCACTCGAAGCGGCTCACCCTCTCGCCTGAGTTCCGCGATGCGCTCGATCGGGACGACGACAAGCTGATCGAGCGGGCCGTCAACGGGCGCGTGGTCGATGCGTTCCCGTCGATCGAGAACAAGCCCGCCCCATTCGGCGCGCTCGCCCAAGACTCTCCTCCGCCCGCCGGTGACCTGAATGGTGAGGTTCTGGGAGGGGCCTCGCCTGTCGCTGACGTGGCGGAGGCCCGACCTGCGCCTGTGGCCGAGGGGAAGGCGCCGGCACGGAGGACGACGAAGCCGAAGGTCGAGGCGCTGCCGCTGACGGTGGACAACGCGCTGGAAGAGAGCGCGAAGGCGCGGCTGGAGCGGCGCGTTCAGGAGTTTCTGCTCGACCGGTTTCTCGTGGATGACTCCCTCGAGGCGCTGCGGGTCGCGAACCCGACGCTCGACGAGGAGCAGATCGCCGCGACGGCGCTCAGTGACTTCGATTCGCTGCGGGAGGCGTGCCAGTCATGACCGCTCTCCTCCCCGAAACCAAGCTGGCCGAAGGCACTCGCATCGAACGCGGTCTCTCCTTTGAGGCGTATTGCGCCGCGCCTGGATTAAACGCGTCTCTCGCCAAGTGGTTGCTGGTCTCGCCCGCTCACTACCAGGCGGCGCTGACGACAGAGCGGGAGGAGTCGATTGACATGCGCATGGGGCAAATAGTGCATAAGTGGGTCCTGGAAGGCAGGCTCCCGGAGTATGTCATCCGGCCCGATTTTCGGCCTCTCGGGGGCGGACTCTTCGACATGTCTGAGCCATGGCACGGGTCGAAACGCTGGTGCAAAGACTGGAAGGCGGCGCAGACGCTCCCGGTGATGACGCAGGAGGATGCGACACGGGAATGTCGCATTTGCGACGCCATCGCCGACGACCCGCTGGCCTGTGCGGCGCTCGCGAATTGCCCGGAGCGCGAGGTTTCCGTGTTCGCCGAGTGGCACGGGATTCCCATCAAGGCGCGCTTCGATTCGGCTAACTTTGAGCGTGGATTACTCGCCGACCTGAAAACGGCGCGGGATGGATCGCCGGCCGGGTTCGGGCGTGCGGTGCATGAGTATCGCTATCTGCTCAGTGCGGCGTGGTATTGCCGGATCTTCGAGTTGGCGACAGGGCGCTGGCCGCAGTGGGCGTGGATCGTGGCAGAGACCAGCCCGGCCGCGTGCGTGACCGTCTACCGCCCGACCGAGGAGCAGATGAAACTCGGCGTCGACCAGATGGAGCGGGCGCTGAGTGTCTTCGCAGAATGTCAGGCGTCGAAGTCGTGGCCAGGCTACTCGCGCGGGGAGGAGCGTTTTCTGGAACTGCCGGCCTGGGCGATGCGGGAAGCGGAGTCTCTGAGACTCAAGCCATGACCACCGACCCCGTCCTTAAATCCGCCCAGGAGCGCGAGCACGAGCTTGCCATCCAACTGGGGCAATCGCTGGTGCGGATCGACGCGCTGAAATTCGAGTTGTCCGAGGCAACCGCCCGCATCGCCACCCTCGAAGCGGAGCGGGACGGCTGGCCATTCGTCAGTGCACTAAAGCGGATTGCCGTTCTGGAACGCGAGCGGGACCGGCTGCGGAAGGCGTTGGAGGACGCAAGTCACCGAATCAAAAGCGCCCTGCCAAATGCTGGCGCATGGGACAGCCAGTGCCCATTCTGCGGAGTTACATGCCCAGCAGGAGAATTAAGACATGCTGTGGGATGCGTAGTCACAAGCGTGTCCGCCGCGCTGGCGGTGGGCAAGGAGGAGCAGCCATGAGCGACACGCCGAGAACTGATGCTGGATGGGAGGCTGCTCCCAGAGCAGATTATGGGGGAATGTCTGCAATAGCTGACGTTGCCCGCACGCTGGAGCGCGACCTCGCCACAGCCCGCGAGCGCATCGCCGCGCTCGAAGCCGAGCGGGACGCTGCCATCAATGACAATGACGAGAAGGAACGCCTTCTGGTTGAGGCTGGGTATCGCGTGGCGGCGCTCAAGACGGAACTCGATGACTCCAATGGTCGGGATGATGTGGCCATAGAGGCTTTCCGCGCGGAAATAGATCACCTGCGGAAGCAAGTGGCCGCCCTCGAAGCCGAGCGAGACAATAGAAGTAGAGAAGCAGATGCAACTGCCAAGCTAGATGCCGCCCGCGCCCGCATCGCCGAACTCGAAACCGCAGCGCAGAGCGTCGTCGCATGGCACGACCGGGATGGCTCGGTCGGCGGGTGCTCACATGCGGTTGAAACCCTGAAGGCCGCGCTCGGGATGGAGGCGAAGCCATGAAACCCGACTGGTGGTTCCTCGTCAGCGTCGTCATTTGCTGCGCCTCGGCCGCGTTCATGGTCTGGCTGTTTTACCGGCTGCTCAGATGAAACTTTTCGGGGGACCAGGGCAAAGGGCGTATCGAGGTATTATCCTCGCCGGCCGTACACGCCGGGACTCGCAGCCGTGTGACATGAGCGCGAACCATGGGCATGACGTAGCGTGGCAAAGCGAGCAACTGCAACGACCACTGGTCCCCCGATCTAAATGAAAGCGGTCCGACTCTCGCGCGAAGAACTGCACCGTCTCGGCTACAAGCCAGGCGACGGCCGCGGTGGCGTCATCCCGGTGCAGGCGATGCCGCTGACGCTCGACCATCATGAGGCGCTCGAACTCACCGCGAAGAAGCCCTCCATCCGCGTCCCGCGCCAGCGCCACCCGAACGCCACCGAAGCCCGCTGGCTCACCGACCACCGGCACCTTTGGCCTGGCGCGGACTTTCGCTATGAGGCGGTTTCCTTCAGGTTGCCCTCTGGTTGCCTCTATACCTGCGACTGGTCGATTTGGGAATGGGACCGCCTCGTGGCCGCGGTCGAGGTTAAAGGCGCGTTCCTGGGTCATTCTGCGCGCAGCGTGCTGGCCTGGAAGGAAGCGGTTGCGTCCTGGCCGGCAGTGAGGTGGATTTTCGCGCAGTGGAAGGACGGGGAATGGGCGGAAACGACAATCGTGCCGAGCCTAACAGAACAACCAAACCGACGTTGAGCCGACGTTTACCGACTTATGACCGACGTTACCAAGCACGACCGAAAAAAGTACCCGCAAATCGCGTTTTTGCTGTGCAATTTCCACCGGCTTGATGCTAGAATCCACATGGCCATGCTACCCGGCCTGTAAGTTATGAACGCAATTGCAAATCAATCCTTCCGTTCTGGTCGTGCCTCGCGTTCCGGGGGTAGCCGCGGCCAGAACGGAGGGATTCTTTGTGGGAGGGAGCAATAAGTGAAGGATGCGCCCGCCTTCGATCTTTATGCCGAGAGGTGGACTCATGGCACGCGCCATATGTCCAAGATCGAGCGGTGTGATTACTTGGACCTACTCTGTTATCAATGGACGGAGGAAGGCCTGCCAGCCAGCATCGACGCGATTGCTAAGATCATCGGCTACAAGAAGGGTGCTCAAATCCCAATCGCAGTTCTAGAGAAGTTTCCGCTCTGCGAGGATGGGAGGCGGCGAAACGCGAGACTCGAAACGATCCGCGCTGATCAACGCGAACGTATCCAAAAGCGAAGGCGGGGAGCAGAGGAAACGAATCGCAAGCGATGGGGCGAGCGAGTCGCTAGCGACAACGGAAGCGACCCCGCAGACGGGGTCGCAGACGAATCGCCACCACCCACCACGTACAGGGGGCGAAGCCCCCTACGGGGTTTTCAAAGCAAAACCCCTACCCCCAGCGCGAGGGGGGCCGAGCCGTCCGGTGAGCCGCAAGAGCCGGACGCAATCCCGCTGGCCGACCTCCAACGGCGACTCGGCGCCATCTTCGGCCGGCGGCAATCAACCCAGTGGGACGCAAAGGAAATCAAGGCGTTACGCCAGATTGCAAAAACGGTTTCAGAGCCCGATTTGCAGCGCCTCGAATGGTATTACAAACTCCAGATCCCAAAGGATTCGGACATCCGACGGCGCAGCCTCGCAACACTGCTGAACAACTTCAACGGCGAGCTCGACCGATCCAGAAAGTTCAAAGAACCAAGCCATTACTGACCATGAGCGAACTAGAATTCCCGCAATCAACCGGCGATCGTGAGGAATGCGAATGCACGACGAAAATCCCGCGGCGCCGCACTTACGCGAACGGTTCCGACGCCATTTTCGAGCAATGCCCGGATTGTGGCCGCGGCGGCCGCGCATTGAAAAAGTCGCTTTTCACGCCTGAAGATATCGCCGCAATGGGGCCGTGGGATGACAGTTTTCGACTGCGCGAAATGGCACGTTACGAGCAGCAACGCGAGCAATTCGAGCGCGCGCAACTCGAACGGGAGAAAGCAGAAAAAGAGCGGCGGGCGAAATACAACGCATATCTCGCCACACCGGAATGGCGACGCCGACGCCTCGCGGTGCTTAAACGCGACAACTGGACGTGCCAGGGGTGCTTGGACGCCCAAGCGGAACAGGCGCACCACCTGACCTACGAGCACCTCGAAAACGAGTTTCTGTGGGAACTCGTGGCCGTCTGCCTCCCATGCCATCGGCGGCTCCACCCGCACATGCAGTGAACGGCGCGCCCTACATCCCAGCGAAGACGATCGAGGAGTTGTCGGCGAGTCACCCGACCGGCACGCGCCACGCCGCGATGATCAAAATCGCGGTGCCACTCATCGGAAACGGCGTGGCACCGGAAGCCGTATTTGCGCAACTGCGGGCGACGTTCCAAGACGCCGACAAAACCGACAAGGAAATCAACGACGTGATTTCGTGGGTGCTGGACAAAAACCCAACCCCGAGCGGCAATGGAAACGGCGGCGGATACCAGCCGGCCGAGCGCAAGAAATTCTTCGGCGTGCAAGGCGTCCCGCCGGCACCAAAACCCACACCCAAGGCCGCGGTCGCAAAGCTCATCGGCAACTGGGAATGCTCACCGGCTGACTGGTCCGCGAAAAGCAAAGTCGAGATTCCGCGGACCCCGGTCGGACAAACCGAGGTTCTCATTTGCACGCTCTACGCCCCGAATGAAAAACTGAACATTGTTTGCCGATTCACGCAGAACGGCGAGAAAGCGAATCCACAAGGCAGTGGGAAGCTTTTGGATGCCGCTGGGTGGATGGACTACCTGGAGGCGCACAGCGTGCCCCAGAGCGCCGCTGGCGCATGGATGCGGCCCAACCCGTGCAATGAGGGGACCGGAGCCGATGGCGCAATCACAGACGCGGACATTGCCTCTTATCGGTTCCTGTTGGTGGAAAACGATCGGCTCGACATGGCGTCACAACTCGCGTTTCTCGACTGCTCGAACCTTGCCATCGCGGCAATCATTCTGTCTGGCGGGAGTTCTGCTCACGCCTGGGTGAAACTAGATGCCAAATCGCGTGAGGACTATGCGGAGAAAGCGAAAGAGATCCTGACGGCATTGGAGCCATTCGGATTCGACCAGGCGAACAAAAACCCATCGAGACTTTCGCGCTTGGCCGGCGCGAAACGCACCATCGGTGCCAAGGGGGACGGGCTGCAATCGCTGGTTTACCTCGACCCGCAGGTTGAGCCGATGACTTCGGATCGGATCGAGTATTTCAAGGAGGCGTTAAAGACCGAGGCGTTGCCCAAAAATCCAATGCATCAAGTGATGCTGGATGCGGGGGAAAGGCTCGACGATCTGATTGCGAATCGTGGCAAGATCGGACTGCATATCGGCTTGCCGAAATTCGACGAGATCTCGGGCGGGTTTCGTAAGAAGCAGATGATTATTCTGGCCGCGGAATCGAAGGGAGGAAAGTCGGCGCTTGCCCTAAATATCATCAACAACGTCTGCCTGCACGGCAAGGCACCGACCGCAGTCTTTTCGATGGAGATGGATAAGGATGAACTGACCGATCTGCTCATCTGCATGAATGGCCAGGTGAATCGAAACCATTACAACACAGGTTTCTTTGATGCCGAGGAGATCGAAAGCGCGCGTGAGGTAATGCAAACTTTCAACACAGCGCCGCTCTACATTTTCGACTCACCCACCACCACCACCGATGAGATAGAATTGCGGTGCAGGAAACTCAAACGCGAGCGCAATCTGGCTTTCGTCGTTATTGACTATCTGCAATTGGTGGCTCCCGGGAATTCTTTCCGGGATAATCGAGAGCAGCAGATTGCCAGCATCGGGCGCGCCATTCGCGTAATGGCAAAGAATCTGAATGTCCCGTTTCTAGTCCTCAGCCAATTGAATGACGACGGCAAGCTGCGGGAGTCGCGCGCCGTCGGGCACGATGCCCACGCAATCATGGTGCTGACTGAGGAGGATTCTCCGGCCGATTATAAAGCCCCGCGAGAGATGCTGCTAAAGATCCAGAGAGCCCGTTCCATGCCGCGGGGTGATTTCAAAATCACGTTTCAACCACTGTTCTGCCAAATGACCGAGAACGAAATTCAACGCCCATTCTAAACCATGACCATCACGCCCGAAACCGACCAGCAAGCCCTCGATCGCTGCCGCGAGATCCGAGAAGAGTGGAAGCAATCCCAACCCGATCCATACAGCGCCGAGGACGTGAAGGCACTGCTCGCGCGGTGGCAGCGTTCGCCAGAAAAAGCGGAGTGCGCGCGGATACTGGCGAGCGCGAAAATCGGCCAATGATCGACCTCCCCATAACCGACGACCAGGCGACCGAACTCGCCCCGCTCCTCGCCGACCTGGAGTCCGTCGTCTGCATCGGCTCGATCCACCCGCGGCCATACGTCGCGGGCATGGCGACCCAAGACGTGGGCCGACTGATCGCGCGCGTCGGGACGGTGCCGAAGCAGCGGATGCTGGCGGTGCGGCAGGCGGCGATGGGGTTGCTCAAGGCCAGGCGCTTGAAAACTCCTCTGGAAATTGCTGGCGGTGAGCATTAGGGAAGCTTCCTGACCCACCTACGCGCATCAGATAATTTCATGAAAACCGTCTTCACTCTCTTCGCGGCCGCCTTCGTGCTGGCTTTTCCGGCCTCGGCCATCGTCATCGATAATCCGCTGAGCCTCCAGAAGCCGTTCCTGGTCGGCATCGTTGAGGGTCAACCCGGCAACTCCAACCTCGCCACTGAACTCGGCTACGCCCAGGACATCCTCGATCTCTCCCTTGGTGAGATCGACGGGTTCTACAAAGCCAACACCGTCTTCTCCTTCTCGGGGACCATCACCTCGAATGGCGGGCAGAACGAGGAACCCGGCGGCGGCTTTGGCGATGCTGACGACACCGTGAGCATTGAGGCGGGCTGGCGCTGGGTGCTCGCCAAATACGACGGTCAGAATGCCGGCTACGTCCTCTTTGCCCTTGGCAATCAGGCGAGCACAATCCCAGAGAACCCGTGGAACCTCTGGACCACCAATCCTTCGCAATACCAGATTTCCCACTACACGCTCTTCGACGGGCCGACGCCTCCTCCAGGCGACGATCCCCCGGACGATGAGCCGCCGGTTCCGGAAGGCGGTGCAGGCGTGATGCTCTTCGGACTGCTTCTCGCGGGGATGGGCTTGTTTCGCAAAGCCATTGGCTCTGCGACCGGCAGCTAAACAGCCCGCATTTGCACCAGGATGCCCGTGGCGGGCTCCGCGGGGGTGCCAGAGGGTCAGAACAGCGGAGGGGAGACGGGCCCAATCTCTGGCCCTCAGACTCACTTTTGTGCTTGACCTTTGCCCCACTCCCATGGTTCCCTCTCGCTCAACATGTGGCAACGGTCGCTCTGGCATGACTCAGCTCACTTCGTTCTTCCAGCACTCGCCGGCCCAATCTGTGGCGCCTCATGGCTCGGCGGCATCCCGCTCGACGGTCAAATCGACCGCAAATGCCTCCGTTGCCAACGCATCATCCGCGGCATCCAAACTGCCCCATGGCCCGCACCAAATGGCACTCCCCATTCGCTCGCGCCTGCTCCGCTAAGCAGAAAGGCCAGCCACGCCTGATGCTGCCGATTTCTCCCAAGCACGAGAAATTCTGCCAGGGCATCGCGGCCGGTCAGTTCGCCTGCGCCGCTTACCTCGAACACGTCTCCCAAGGGGGCACGACCAAAACCGCAATGGAGGCCGCATCGAGACTCCTGGCCGACTGCAAGATTGCCGCAAGAATCGCGGAGCTTCAGACGTCTTTCGCCGAAGTACTCGAGAAAAAGCTCGGCGTGAAGCGCGAGACAATCGCCCGTTCATTGGTCGAAATCATCAAAACTCCGGTCGGCGAAGTGGACGAAACTTCCCCGCTTTGCCAGGAATACAAACGATCCCGCCGGGTCACTGGCGCCGGCGAGGATGCCGCAGAATGGCAAACTGAGCACGTCAAGACGCCCTCTAAAATCGATGCCATCGACCGGCTCAACAAAATGGCGGGATGGTATGAGCCGGAGTTGCACGACCACGACGGCCGCATCGTGATTGAAGTGCGCAACCTTTGACCTCGCCGCCGATCCCGCTCCGGTGGAACGCCATGATTGAATCAATGCCTGTTTTATGGCATCGCTATTGCGATAAACAGCCTGCGGACGATGATGTAGGAAAATGTTTTCTGCTGTTCATCGATTGGCAGGCGTTCAATCCGTCTCTCACCGCGATGACCCCGCATTTTGAGATCGGACAATGGACAGGGATGGGTTGGATGTCTCAGGAAGACGATGGGGCATGGAGTGGACCCGTAAAGTCGGTGACACACTGGAGCGACCTTTCGCCGCTGGAGCGCGAACTCTGACCCAGTACTCGAGAAAAAGCTGGCCGTCAGGCGCGCCTCCCACGGTCCTTGCGCGGAATAGGACTTTGGTCCTATGCTGACACCAGTGGTCATTCAGGTCCCACATCGATTCACGCCGCGCGACTACCAGTTGCCAGCTTGGCGCGCCATGGACGCCCACAAGCGCGTGCTGTGCATTTGGCATCGACGTTGCGGAAAAGACAAAGTGTTCCTCAACAAAATGCTCGTCCGCGCGTGCAAGACGATGGCGAACTATGCGTATTATTTCCCCACCGCCCGCCTCGGTCGGCGCGCGCTCTGGGAGAACGTCGACGTGGCCAACAAGATGCGCGTCATCGATCACATCCCGCGCGAACTCCTGGCCAAAGAGCCGAACCAGACTGAGATGAAAATCTCGCTCATCAATGGCTCGACGATCCAAGTGTTCGGGACAGACAACCTGGACGTGGTCGGCGGTAACTTCTTTGGCGTCGCGTTCTCGGAATACGCTCTCCAGAACCCACTGGCATGGGATCTGACTCGCCCGATCCTCGCGGAGAATGGCGGCTTCGCTTGGTTCAACGCCACTCCACGCGGCGAAAACCATCTCTATGACATGCTGACGATGGCACGGAGCGATCCTGATTGGTTCGCCCAGGTGCTTACTGTCGACGATACCCGGTCCATCAGCTTGGCTGACATCGAAGCCGAGCGGCGCCAGGGGATGAGCGATGCCCTGATCCGCCAGGAGTTTTGGTGCGACTTCACAAGCGCCAACGAAAATGCCATTTACGGCAGATTTATGAGCGCGGCGCTCGCTGAGGGGCGCATCGGGGCATTTGTGGTCGACGGGCGGGTGCCTGTCCACACTTCCTGGGACCTCGGGAGTCCACAAAACACAGTGGTGTGGTATTGGCAGCGCCTCCCGTTTGGGGTAACCCGTTTCATCGACTGCGATTATGGACTGAACCTGACGCTGGCCGAGCGCGTCCACCACATGCGCCAAAAAGGATACAACTACGGAATCCACTACCTGCCTCACGATGCGAAACAGACCGCCCGCACCGGCCGGACGTTCGAACAGGACGCGCGCGAGGCGCAGCTCGGCCGAATGCTCATTGTGCCCCAGGTCGCGGACGTGTGGAACGGGATCAACCATGCCGCGAGCCTGTTCGGCACGTTCGAGTTTCGCCTGCCTGCCTGCGAGGTCGGGGTCCGGGGGCTCAAGAGCTACGAGAGCGCGCCTGCCAACAAACAAGGGATAGAGAGGCGCGATCCACTGGCAACGTGGGCGGCGCACGTTGCTGACGCGCTGCGCACTATGGCCGAGGCGGATGTCAATGGGTTGATCCCGCGCTATGAGACTGGCGAGCAGGAGCGCGCCAGGCCGCAGCGTGCGATCATGGGAACCAGAATGTCATGGTGAGTTTGCCGCCGCCGCTTTTCCGCGCCATGGCCGTTTACACAACGGAGCCCTGTGCTCGGTCGTTCGAGGAGGACCTGTGGCATCACCTCGCGCACGGGTACGTTGTCTCGACGCCTGACGCCTTCGCCATGGTTCGCATCGTCTGGCATTATTGGCCGCTGGACGTGCTGCGTCAACCGTGGGTCGTAGACGAGCAGGGCGACGCCTGGCTGATTTGGCTCTTGGCGGGCGATCTGTCGGTTGCTGCGCGGTGGCTGCCGGTCCCGAAACCATGGATCGTGTTTGAGCGGAAGAACAGGATGAAATTTTACCGTTCCTCGCGGTTTCTCCCCTTCCGGGCGCCCTGAAATCTCCACTTGCTTTTCGTGGCTCGATTTCCCCCCGTTCCCTCCGCGATGACACACTCATGCTGCGATGGGCCGTACTTCGAGCCGGGCCTGATCGGCCCCAACGGGCGCCTTGCTCGACTGCATAAAGGGGCGAACCAGGGGGCGGCTCTGCGTGAGCAACGCCTTGGGCGCGAGCTTTCTGCGAAACAGCACGCTGAATCGATGCAGCTTGCCCGCCAGCAAATGGAGATGTCCAAGCAGATCGAGATCCCCGAGTACAAGCCACCGTCACCGCCGACCTCGGTCGGGGTTGATGCTATCGAGGCTGGCCGGGATTACCGACGAAGCTCGCGCCGCCGGTTCGGTGCTGGGCGCAGTGTCTTCGCGGGAGAATCGCCGAAGTACCAGCGGCCGGCGCTCGGTGGGGCGGTGCAACTCGCAGCGTAAATGGACACGTCCCCCGATGGGTTGATCCGGCGCAACCAGCGGCTGCGCGAAGAGGCGGCGGGCATGGTCGCGCTGTGGAACGAGTGCGGGAATATGTGCGTGACGCGCAAAGTCCAGGCGCTCAACTACGGCGTGAACCGCCAGGACACGGCGATCGGGACCGGCTACACCCCGGACCTTCGAGTGATGAACACGGTGGCGAGCGAGTCGAACAGTGTGCTCGCGGCTGGCTGCGTATCATGGATCACGCCGGCCGATTCCCCCTGGTTCACCTGGAAACCGCCGTTCCAACTCGAGGGCTCGGACTCGGTGACAACCTGGCTGCACAGGTGCGCTGAGATCGCGCAGTATTGGCTCCAGGCCAGCAACTTCTACAGCAAGATTCACGAGGTCTTCCTCGACCGCTCGTGCTTTGGGACTGCGTGTCTGTGGGCTGAAGGGGGGATGGAATCACCTATCTTTTTCCGCTCGTTCGACGTCGGAAGTTTCTGCCTTGCCGAGAACTCCGAGGGCCGCGTGAACTCGGTTTTCCGCGAATTGGAGTACACGGCGGACCAGGCGATGGAAGCGTTCCCGGTGGTGCCGGAGATCGTGCGCAACGACTATGAGCGGAACCCGGCGAAGCGGCATCGGTTCTTGCATGCGGTTTACGAGCGCGACGAGAAGGAACGCGGCGGACCTGGCGGACCGTCGCGGATGCGGTTCGCCTCCTGTTACCTGCACGAGGCCTCGAAAACGAAGTGCAAGGAGGAAGGGTATGAGGCAAATCCGGCATTTGGGACGCGCTATCTGCGCTGGTCCGAGGCGAGCGTTTACGGCGCGTCTCCTGCGATGCAGGCACTGGCGGAGATCCGCGGCGTGAATTACCTCGAGATGCTGGTCAGCACGATGGCCGAGGTGACCGTGAACCCGCGGATCATCATGCCGCAGAGCATGCAGGGGGTTCCGGACTTGCGGGCCGGCGGCCTGACGATGGGCGGAATAAGCCGCGACACTCACCCGCAAGAATGGCTCACGGGCGGTCGGATCGACTTTGGATTGGAGTTGATCAAACGGAAGGAGGAGATGATCCGCGAGATTTTCCACCGCTCGCTCTTCGACCAGTTTGCGCTGCTCGACCGCCAGATCACTGCGACTGAGGTCAGGGCGCGCGAGGCGGAAAAGCTGGCGCGGTTCAGTCCCGCCTTCACTCTGCTTGTCACTGAGATCATCAACCCTGTGCTCGAGCGCGTCTTCATGCTGCTCTTCCGTGCCGGGAAATTTCCCGCGCCGCCGCAGGAGGCGCTCGTGCGTAACAGCATGGGTGAAATGGTGATGATGTTTCCACAAGCGGTTCAGACGTCCCGAATGGCGCTCGCACTCCAGGCGCTCAAGAAGGCCGCCTTTGGCTCGATGCTCGAACTGTGGATGCCGTATATCACCGCGATGCAGAGCGCCGCCGTGATGGACAACCTGGACGAGGACGCGGCATTTCGCGACCTGACCCGCGGCGACGGGATGCCATCGATGTATTTGCGCGATAGCGAGGCGGTCGCCGCCTACCGGGCGGCACGGGCGCAGGCGCAACAGGCAGCGGAACAGGCGGCGCAACAGCAGGAGATGATGCAGCAGGCGATGAAGTCGCAGCCGATCGCTGAAGCCGGGGTCGAGGCGGTTCAAAAATTAGCAGCATGACGTGTTTCGAGGACCGCGCATTACAGACGGAGGCAGTCCGCCGGCAATTTGCCGAGGATTGCGCCGAGATATTCGGCGGCGACGCCGGGGCTCGTGTGCTGACGAGGCTTTGCGCCGGCCAGCATCCGCTCTTCCACCCGCCTTCGTTATCGGAGCACCTGCACGGCAACGCTGAAGTGGTGGCAATGCTGTGGCGGTATGCGTCGAACCAGAACACCTTCCCGATCGAAACCCAAAACCCGCAAACGAGCCATGAGCACGCAACCAACGCCGAAGCATCCTGACAGGAACATCCACGGGCAAAAATCCTCGCCCTGGACGACGAAAGAGAGTGAAGAGGACCCGGTAGAGACGACCGAAACAACCGAAACGACGGAGCCAGCGCCGGACCCAGATCCTGAACCGAAGCAGGATCCGTATCTCGGGGCCAAGGACCCTGAGTGGCTCGCCTGGTGCGAGCGCAACGGGGGTGACCCCGAGGACGCTGAGTGGCTCGCCTGGCGCAGGAAGGGCGGGAAGGGGAAATGGAAGGGGAAAGGGAAAGCGCCGCCGGCGCCCAAAGCCCCAGCGCCAGAAGAGAAGGAGGAAACTGAACCCGCATGAGCCCAGTCGCAGAACCGCCACCGTCCGCACCACCACCGTCGTCAGCGCCAGCGCCGGCTGCACCAGCAGTCGGCGGCGCGGTGGCGTCGCCAGTCCCCGCCACTCAGCAGCCGTCGAGCATTCCGCCGGCCGAGGCGCCGTGGAATTCATCGATCATCACGCCCGAGGGGAAATTCATCCAGGGGTGGCAGGATCGCCTACCCGCGGAGTTCGAGGAGGACCGCGGAATGCTCGCGCAGTTTGGCGACCTGAAGTCGTTGGCGCGGGTGATGAAAGACAACATGGCGGCCGCCAGGCAAAAGACTGACGGCATGGTCAAAGTGCCAGGCGCCGAGGCGACGCCGGAAGAATGGACGGCATTCCACAAGTCGATCGGCGTGCCGGAGCGGGCGGCCGATTACGGACTGAAACCGCCGGACAAGTTTCCCGAGGGAGTCGGCGACGATCCGAAACTGCGAGAGGCATTCGCGCAGGAGGCGGTCAAACTTGGACTGACGCCGAAGCAGGCTCTCGGTCTACAAGAATTTCAATTGCGGATGGTCGGTGAGCAGGCGCGGGCAAGTCGCGATGCGGTGGCGGTGGCACTCGCGCAGGAGAAGGCCGAGTTACGCGCAACCTTCGGTGATGCGGTCGAGAGATCCGTGGACCTGGCACAGAGGGTCGCGCGGACCAAGGGCGTTGATCCAGCGTACTTCGACCCTCAATCTGAAAAATTCTGGGGCGTAGAAGCACTGTCCCTCATCGCGCGGCTGGGTGTCGATGTCGGCGAGGGGCATCTCGTGCCTGGGGCTGCCGTCAAGAATCTCTCTCAAGCTGCTTGGGCAAAGGATGTCAGCACAAATCCTTCGAACCCGATGTATGCGAAATTTCAAGCCGGTGATCCTGAGGTGGTTGCTCAGGTAAACCGTGGGTATCGCTCGGGAACTTGAATTACTCGACGTGCGTCCACGTTTGACGGTACAGGATGCGCTGTACGGTCGTTCGGTCGACCCCAAACCGTACCGCGAGCTTTGGCTGGGAAATGCCGCCTTCACGCGCAAGGCGGCGGATTTCACGCACAGCGTCATCAGTGAGTTTCGCCATCCCGCTGCGTTCTCCTCTCGACATTTTTTCCCGATGCATGCGCGGCCCACTTCTTTCGCCGCAGGGACGTCTGCCCTTTCGGACGCAATCGTCCATGTTTTCTTGGTGGGTTCCAAGGAAAAGGTGGATCGGATTTACGCAAAGTGGCTCATCTCCGTCGGGGCAGTTGTGGCAAACGTACATTCCTTCAGGAATTGGCTGTCCGGAATGCAGTACCCAGCTAACGCGATGTGACCTGTATGTCCGCCGTCGAATTTTTAACCGCCCATATCCGCTCCTCGTTTTGCCCTTGGTCCACAACCAGCAGTCCTGTGGCCCTCCTTTCGCTACATGGGACCAAAATCGAGCCTCGACTTCGGCCGTGATCTGCGACAGAAGGCTGTCAGCCTGGTTCGTACTCATTCTACGGATTCGGGTTAGGGCGAGGTGGTCGCTACAACGACTGCCCCGCCCGCCTTTCCTATCGAATCGCAGGACGGAAAGGCAATTGAAAAAGTCATTTGCTTTTTCAAATCCGATTTCCCACAAGTGCCTCGTGCGGGAAGCCTCTCACGAGCTTACTTCCAATCCACGCACCGCAGAAGCCCATCGGCCCTTACGGCCTACCGAGAGGCAGACGCGTTCATAGGAACCGTCAGCCTTTATAAAAATGAGCTTTAGCGATACCACTTACCAAATTCCAGAACACTATCCGCGCCAATTTTCGGATCAGTTCGCCCACCAGATCCAGCAAACTGAAGGAAGATTCGTCAACGCAGGCATTATAGACCCATCGTGGACGGCCAAGGAAAAGGTCTACCGCGACTTGAGTCAGAACACCTGGGTGCGCGATGACACCCGATTCGGTGCGACGGTCGCGCGCGAATCGCTGGCCAGCTTCCGCAAGGCATGGAAGAAAAAGATCCATGCTGAGCCGATCAAGTTCGACCAGTGGGACCAGGCGTTGCTCGACCATATCGTCCTGCCCTCGTCGCAGGAAATGCAGGCGATGATGTATGGATACGAGCGAGCGCGAGACGACTTGTTCATCGAAGCGTCCAGTGAGGATGCGCTGGGCGGGAAAGATCCATACAACACGGCGATCCCGTTCCCGGCTTCGCAGGTCATTCCGGTCAATGCGGTGAAGCCTGGGGCCGTCGCTGGTGCAAACCTCGGGATGACGATTTGGAAACTGCTGCTCGCCAAGCAGCGGTTCGAGAACCTGAACATCAACCTGGACCGCGAGGAAGTCTGCCTGGCAATGTCGCCGGACGAAAAGCTCGATCTCGCGCTCACGGTGGAAGTCGCACCGAACGATGTGTGGGCGACGCTCGTTGGCGACTGGTTCAAGGAGGACGCTCGAGGCAATGCGCAGGCTCGACTGCTTGGCCTCTTCAAGGTGATCACGACCACGAGGCTGCCGCTGCCGGCGACCGACATTCGCACCTGCTATGCGTTCTGCCGGTCGGCCTTCGTGGTTTCGCCGGCGAGCGAAGTAAAGAGCTCGATGGACCGGGTTCCGACGCAACGGAACATGCTCCTGATTCAGGGGTCGGCGATGGTCGGGATCGGTCGTCGCTACGACGAGCGAATCATTGCGATTCCATGTGATCGGTCGCCATAAGACACAAGAAACCAGAAACCCAAATTTCATACTAACCAGTTTTTTTTATGGCAACATTCTATACAACAGAGGAAGCAAAGGTCCGGTCCTCGAGTTCGCTCGCATCGGCATTGGACCGCAGCGGGTTGCAGCTTGTGCGGCGGGTTGCCGTCTTCCATTACACGCCAGCGGCGAGCGAACTGAACAACGAGTGGATCGTGCTCGGGTCGCTCGGGATCGATGACGCGCGGATCATTCCGAGTTTGTCCTACATTCGATTTAGCGGGACCGGCACGATTGACTTCAAGGCGACGCTCAAGAAGCTCGGCCCGACCGGGACGCAGACGACGATCAGTGCGGCAACCGCAACGGTCGCGGCGCTCACCGCGCCGATTGTTCTGGCGCCGGTGGCTGGCGTGGGAGACGCGATAGTGCTCGACCAAGCGGACAAACTGATCCTCGTGCTCACGACCGGTGCGTCCGCGGTGACGCTGCCGGTGACGTGCGGGATCATAATTGAAATCGCGTACGATGCGCCGGCAGCCGGCTAAGCCATGAACGCTCATGGGATGCACGCAAACCGAGCTCGCGAACGTCGCCTTGGGCCACCTGGGCGAAGCGCGGATCTTGAACATCGATGAGCAAAGCCCGCAGGCAGAACATTGTCGGCGGATGTGGAATCTGACGCGCGATGGCCTGCTGCGGCAAAGGCATTGGAATTTCGCACTGCGCTTGGCGTTCCTCTCACCGCTGGCGAATGCGCCGGCGTTCGGTTGGGGGTGGGCGTATCAACTCCCCGAGGATTACTTGCTGGCGGTCGAGCTGAACAGCCGGCGGGGCGGCACGAGTGAAGCGCGGTTTGAGATCATCGGGAATCAACTTCACTGCGCAGATTGCGAGGCTCGCCTTCAGTACGTTCGACGCGTGGAACAGACGTCGCTGTGGGACGCCGCTTTCTGCGAGGCTTTTTGCCTGAAGCTCGCGTCTGCAATCGCGCCATCTATCACTGCGGCGCCGGGCCTTGCGGGCGACCTGCGGGTTGAGGCCGAGCGCATCATGGTGAAGGCATTCGGGCCGGACAACCTCGAGACGCGCCCGAGGGCGGTGCTGGCACAGTCTGCGAGCGGCTACCTTAACGCGCGCTTCGGGTATTCCAGCTATCCGCTGCCCGAAACTAGCACTGAACCGGCAAAGACAGGGCCGCCGGTAAAGGCACCCGCTATTGCGTTGGTTACCGGCTCGGACGGCGCCCAGTACACCAAAACTACCTTCCCCGACGGCACGGTGAGGTTTCAGGCAGTCTACGAGACATTGCCATGATCAACGACCAGATCCGGCTCGACATGCGCGAGGAGGCGACGGGGAACTTTGCTCCGATCGTTCTTGAGACATTGTCAGGTGGGGTGTTGACGTTTGATGCCGAGGGCACGCCTTCGATCGCTCCGCCAAGCGGCGGTCCGGCCGGCACTCCCCCCTCTGACCTGCCCTACGACCCGGTCCTCTGGGACGGCAATCTGTCTGCCGCCACCAAGAACGTGCTGCGGGATAAGTTCGAGTCGCTCGAGACTGGCGGGGGAACCGGGCTGAAGTTCTCGAACATTGCGGAGCTGCAGGCGCTGTCGGTGGAGGGGGTGGTGGAGGAGGAAGACCTGGTCGACGTGCTGGGCTACTACACGCCTGGGGATGGCGGGGGCGGGCAGTTTCGGTTCACGACATCGGTGGCCGAAGACGGGAATGGCGGGACGGTAATTGCGCCAGATGCTGGCGCCGGTCGGTGGCTGCGGATCTTTTCCGGAGGACTGAGCATTCGTTGTTTCGGGGCGAGGGGCGATGGCACTGCTGCGGCCGCCAATACGTCTGCGTTTATTGCCGCGATTCAGCATTTTGCCGCCGGGGGCACCATCCTTGTTCCTTGCGGCACCTACAAGATCGTCGGTGGCCTCACCTGGGGTTCGTCCATCGCCTCGCTTGTTGGCGAGGGTCGCTACAGCATCATCGAATGCACTGCGCAGACTGGTGCCATCATCGACCTCTCCATCTCCTCGCTTGTTTCCGACTTCCAGTTCAGTCAGCAGATCGCCCATCTCTATCTCCTGGGTGATCAAGTTGCCGATCCCACCAAGACCCACTGCGGCATCCGTCTCCACGGGGCGGTCACCTGTGTTTCCTTTCACCATCTGATAATCGGGGGCACCGGCGGAGCGTGTCTGAAGCTCGAAACTGAGTCGGACTGCTGCTCGTTCGAGAACATCACCCTCAACAAGCCCATTGGTGCCAATGCCAACAACGTCCCGTGGGTTCACCTCTATGGCGTTGCCAATGGCAACGTCTTCAAAACCCTCATCTTGCGGGAGGCGACTAATACCGAGCTTTCGGGCGTGGGCGGATGCATCCGTATCGAAATGAACCCAGATGGTCTTGGTCCTGGTAATCCCTACAGCCCAAACAACAACAAGTTCATCGCCTGCCAGTCAGAATACATCCACATGCCTCCGGGCGGGTCAATCGTCCACTGTGACGGGCGAAACAACGACTTCGATCACTTTATTGACTATGATTCCGATGCCGGGGGCACCCTGGGCGAAACCACGGATACCTGCATCATTCGTTTTCCCGCCAACGCCACCTTTCCCATCGGAGGCAACCTTGTCCGTGGGATTATCCCAGGCGGGTTAGCTTCCGCAACAGGGCGTCCCGGTTTTGTTTATGTCGCCTGCGGTGTCATCATCTCGTCCAACGGAAACCATGTCGATGGCGTCTCGGGCGGTTATCCGAACTGCGTCCTCCTAACTGTCGGGGCGACACGCAACTACGTCTGCCTCGCTGGCACTTCCCATGCGACCTACACGGGT